GTTAAAATAAGTTTGTGTAAATTCATGTTACTTTCCCTCACTTTCCTTATTGTCGCGGTCATGGAGCTGCTCCAAGATTTCCTTCATCTTCTCCGGAATCGGCAAACCAAGGTGGGATGCGTTTTCCAAAAGGCTGACACCTTCATTAGAGATGTAGAAGAAAATAACCGCCGTTCTCAGCACACTGCCGTCACCGATGACATTGATATCTAAAACGTGCGCTAAACCGACCATCGCAAAAATCAACACTTTTCGACAAATGCCCTTAAACCCGACCGAACTGGAAAGGTTCTTGTCCACCACAGCGCACATGACTCCCGTGATGTAATCCACAACCACGAAAACAATCATTGCATAAAGCAGACCGTCAAACCCACCGAGAAACCAGCCGAGCCAACCACCGATGGCGGCAAAGATGATTTGAATGGTGTTCCATAAATCCTTCATAGTAAAATCCTCGCTTTCTAAATTTTTTGTATGCAAAAGGGGCACCCACCACATGGCAGATACCCCTTAAAGCCGTTATTCAGTTTGTTTGGGCAGCCACTCCCAGACTCGCATATCTTCCTGCCCAAGGGACCACATACACATCCCTCTCAGTTTCCATCGGTATGCCGCCTGGTTTGCCCAATAGATCAGGCTGTCCACGTCCTGGTAATACAGAATGGAAAAGCCGTCTGCATCTCCGAGGAACAGCCTTGAAATCCATATATTGATATCCCTCGGTATGATTTTTACTGTGTAATCATTCCCGCACTCAAGTGGCATGATGTGAGAATGATAAAACTCATAGTCCAAGGAGATACTTTCATCCCTTGTGGACGATTCATCCACATCGGAAGTCAGCGTGAACACCTGGAACTCCTCATCCCATGTGCAGTTGCTACGCTCAATCCTGCCAAAGGAAGTCTCTGTTCCGTCCGGCATCACCACATCAAACCTCTCATACGGCTCGTATGTCCAGGCATCTCCTAAACGGAGCAGTTGGCAATTCACCTGTCTGTCCGAGCGGATGCCTGCGTAACCACTGACATTGCTGACCGTTGCTGTAAAACGCAAGGTGTTGGATGCGGAGGAATAAACTCGCACCTTATTTCCACGCTTACGCATCTCAATGGTATAAACATTGGGATTTGTGCGAAGGTCAGCCTTTGCGGTTTTGGAGAAATTCGTAGCATAGCTACCTTTGAGCGTTGACCCCTCATACAGTTCGATGCACTGGCTGTCATAATTGAAACAGCAAAACAGCGAACCGAGGAACACACCCGCTTTGCCGCCACCGTTTTCCGGGAAGATAATCTGCGCCCTTAAATGGATATCGGAAAAACCGTTGTAATTCCATGCAAGCTGACCGTACCCCTCAAGCTGTGAATAAGGTCTGCTTGTATCGCCGTAAGGCAAATCCTTCTGCCACACATCCCACTCACCGGAGAGAACCATCCAGTAACTTTCCGGAATTTTCTGCTCATCACGGAAATCCTCATACCAAACCAATGCCGAGTCCGGCTTTCTGCGTAGCATTTCGAGAGTCAACTTGAACCCTGTGGCGGGGCCTACCATATTGCCGTTGACATCTTTGAACTTTCGTGGAGCAAGGGTGTATTCCGCTTGCCCTGCGGTCGGCTCTTCAGAAAAGTCCGTACAGACACGGAACCCATAGAACTGGACACCGTTCACACCAACTGAAATGGTCAGCGTATGCTCTCCGGCAGAGAGATTCACACCCTTGGCAAGAGTCGCCCAGAAGGTAGTCCTCCAATACGGCCACCAAAGCCTGTCCTCGGAAAAGTGAACCGTGCTGCCGTCCAACGATGCGTAAATGCTGTTTTTATCCCAAAACGGATAGCACAGGCGAATGGCAACATCGTAGGTGCCGTCTTCATCAATAGTAAAGTTGTAGGTGGCAGTACCTTCATCGCCCAGCGTGACCAATGTTTCAGATACAGAAACCACACCGCCGTAACTGTCCGGCTCGGCATTGTGGTCGATGATAATATCTCCAAACTCGGTCTTTTGCTGTTTGGCATAGGCGGTCAGATATCGTCTGCGGTTGTAGGTTTCCGACATCTGCGGATATTCTTTGGAAATGGCATCTCTGCCTTCCATATAGTCATACACATGAGGCAATGCCCACGGTCCCATATCGTAGTCATCCCAATAGGAAACAATGGGGATGAACGGCTGCGGAGGTGCATCGTCCGTAAAGTTATACAGACCCTGCATCCAATATTTCGCAGCATAGTAGGTGTGGGATGTACCTCGATAGTATTTTCCGAGGTTCTCCGGGGTATCGTAAATCTGCCAGTTCCATCCGTAAGCAGGCATACCGAGGAATACCTTGTCCGGGTTCATTACACGGGTGGCATAATCGTAAACACCCTCAAGCCAACTGCGAGGTGAAACAGGACCGGGAGCAGAACCCGCCCAAGCCATACCGTAGGTCATAATGGATGCGGTATCGCAGTATCGGTCAAGGTCACCATACACGCACCAGTTCTCACCACCAACCGAGCCGTTGACGGAAGTCATACCCGGCAGGCAGATGTTCATTTCCTTGGTGGAGTCATAGGCTTTGACTGTTTCGTAGATGTGTTTGAACATGGCCGTAGATGCGGCGTGTGTGGAATAATCGTCACCTTTCTCAAGGTCGATATCCACACCGTTGCACCAGGGGTATTTCTCCATAATACGGATAAGTTCCGAGCAGAAGGTGTCCTGTGCGCCGTCCGTGTTATCTCGCAGAGCCTTAAAAATAGAATTGCCGCCATCGTTGGCAACCGTTAAGAGCCATCGGATGTGCGGCCATTTTTCAATATAGGTCATCATACTGCTGATACTGACACCGCTTTCGGTGATAACACCCGTCTTACCGACCTTAAAGGAGAATAGACCGATAGTGTCGATACGGTCACCGTAATCACGCAGAGCCTCATACATACGGGCATTACCCATAAACGTCCACACCATAATGCGTTTACCTTTTAATTTATCCCTCAAATCGACACACCTCCATCCGTCATCTGCTGCAATTCAAAAAGCACCCTGGCAGACTTGCCGTCCTCCAAGGTGACCATATGCTTGGAATCCCAAGCGGCACTGTATTGATAAAAACCCTCTTTCGGCTCAGTTACACCGTTCTTGGTGCATTCTCTGACAGAAGCCAAAAGTGCAAGGTCATCCTCGGCGGCGAGGGCATTTGGAAAAACAACTCTCTGACCACCGACGCCCTGGGCAAGCTGCACCGAGCCTGCCGCCATATCGGATTTCGGATAAATATGGACATCTAAACCACCGGAAGTGTTACCGACATTACAGATAATGACCGTTTCCTTGGAACGAATCACGCCGTTGAACCACACCTTGGAATCTTCCGTGAGTCTGCTCTCTGTATGTGGCACATAGCCTGTCAGCGCCGGTCCCTCTTGCAACATAAGGTCGGTAAACCAAATCGTGCCGGAGCAGTTGGTAAGGGTAGGTTTTACCGTTACACTCACAACACGCATATCCTGTTTCTTGTTTACGACCTCTGCCAGTCGGATAAAAACGAGATTAGCCATCAAGCACCCATTTCATCTCACAAGGATGACCTACCCATCCCGTGGCTACAGAACCCGGCTGCAGCAAGAGGTCTGTGATATATAAAGTGCCTGTGCAATCGGTTATGCACACTCGTACTGTAATGGATTTGACCTTGGAGGAATATCCGCTTGGAGTAATCTTTTCTTGTGTTTTAGAAAAATAAGCCATAGACACCTCCATCAGTACAAATCAATAAATCTTGTTTCCGTGCTGCCGTCCTCATATTCAATGACCACCTCAATACCAACCTGAGAATCATCACTGAGTTTTTCCAAATCTTCCGAAGCAATCTGCGCCGACAGTGTATAACTGCTGCGGTTGGACGGGTACACGGTCTGGGCAAGGCTTAAGGTCATGCCCTCGACACCCACAGCCTTAAAGGACGCCGTTCCGGATGCACCGTTTTCTCCGTCTGCCTCAAAACCGGAACTGACCCAATAGGCAAGACCGTCATCGGCACGGGAGTTTCGCAGATGATTGAACGGCACAAGTTCTCGGATGTCGTTGTTGGATACCATACCTGTACCTTCCAGGGCATCGGCAATGGTATCAATGGAACTGACCGAACTGCCGAGGTTCTTCAGCGTGGTGGAAAGTTCAAGCACCGTGTTCCAAGGCTCCTGCAAGTTATACTCACGGCGCACGATACGGGTGGTAACGGAAAGTCCCAAATCCTTATCTTCCACACGGACATAATCGCCGAGGTTCCACGCTTCATGCTCATATCCTGTCAACACGGACAAGTCCATCGCATTCAGCACATAGGAAACGGAAGGCTTACAGTATTCCGCAAGGCGCATGGCCGTGTATTCCTTCATCTGATATGGATTGGTAAAGGAAGAACAATCCAGGGTGGTAATACGCACTTCCTTGGAATACGTGAAATCCTCAAGGTAAGGCTTGCCGCCGTTGATGTCGGCAAAGGTCATGCCGTTAGCACCAACCGCATAAAGCCTTGTTACAAGGGAGCGGGTATCCACCACACGCTCGATGCTTTTCATGTTCTTTTTGTACGCAAACAAGGCGCCGCTGTCTTTTCCGTTTACTGTGAGCAGATGCACCAGTCGGTTCGGGCAGTCAAAAACAAGGTCGCCTCCGTGGAGGTTGGCAACGCTGCGTAAGATAGACAGAGCGTTCTTTTCTGTGGAAGTCCATGTTCGCTTGGTGGTAACATTGACCGTTCCCACGCTCCACTCGGTATCTGCAAGGGCATACGCCATCGCAACATCCGCAGTTTCCGCATCAAACTTCTTTTCTTCCTTACGGACAGAAAAGGTCAAATCGTAAAACTCCGCCTCGGCATATATCTGCGTGACCGTGTTCCCGGTGCTGTCCTTTACATCGGTAATGGTACGCACCTTATACACATCATCTACGATCTGGATTTTCTTTTCGTTTTCCAGATACTTTCGTTTACTGTCACGGAACGGAATGGAAAAAGTCAGAGTGTCCTCTCCGTTGATTTCTCCCGTAACAATGATATCGTAGGCATTCTCTAAAATGGCCTCCCACGCACCGTTATCATCAAGCACCATAGGACGGGCATAGCCAATTTTCTCATAAGGTGCTTTCGGAATATCATAAAGGCGGATATCGATGAGTTTCGGTGTTTTGGAAGTATCCGTAGTAGTCAGTGTGACCTTAAAGCGGATATAGTTTCGGTTTGGAGATTGCAGCTTGCCGTCCGTTCCCACAGCAACCCAATCACTCCAATCCACAAGGTCATCGCTTGTGGAGGTTTCCACTGATGCGATTGCCGTTGTGCCTGCGATGTATTCACTTGTATAGGAAACCCTGCCCGTACCGGAAAGGTTACACTCTATCGCCTTGGTATAAAGCACACCGCTTTCAGGGTAAACACCGTCCGTTGCTTTCAAGGTCACACCGCTTGCATCGGTCAGAGCATCCACATCAGAAGAACTGTCTGCACCGTTACAGAGAACGGTGGCATTGAAATACTCCACCAGATCATCTGCGGTAAGCGGAGAATCACAATCCAGAAACCAATCGTCAAAACCGCCTGCGTAGTAATAAGAGCCGGCGTGCATACCCATAACAAGGTCAGCCGTGCAGGAACGGTTCAATTCTCCGCCGATTGCCAAAACTTCGGATTTCCATACCGTACCGGAGGAACGGTCACCAACAACATAAGTAAACTTCCTGTTGTTCGGCTCAATAACTCCGGCAAGGAAATACCAACCGCCGTTGACTAACCGAAAGGATGGTGTCACGGTCTTATCCAAAATAAGGCTGCCGGAAGAATTGTAAAGCATAATTCTCGGCTTACCGGAATACAGCGACAAATAGAAAATAGGCTGTCCGGGGCCATAACGGGTATTGAAAATTGGGCAGAAGGTGTTACCGACAGAGTAAGTGGTAGGGTTCATCCAACCGCCCACGATGATACGCTCACCGAGGTTTGCAAAAATACTGCCGTCATTGGTCACCTGCAGGTGGGTTTTCTCCGTGGTCGGATTATTGATGTTAAAACGAATCTGTCTGCCTTTTGGACTGTTACTTAAGTTTGCCGTTGTGCCACTCCAATTGACAACAGTAAAGTTTCTGCCATTACCGGAAGAATCGGCGAGAGCCGTATCCTCATCCGGTGCAGACTCATTGAAACGCCACAGACCGGAGGCAGCATACTCCGCAGGAAATTCTCCTGTAAAATCTGTCTGCTTGTTCAGTATCATTTTCAGAGCCATGCCATCACCTCCATCTGCTTTTAGCCTGTATCTGTAGTTCTGTCAGCGTGGCGTTGCTCACTTCCACGGTGACCGTGTTATCTCCGACAGCAAGAGTCGGAAAGTTCAGTTCCTGTAAATACGGCAGACCGTTTCGAAGTGTCTCGCCGTTTTCGTCTACCACATAAGCGGTCATTTTATCCGTATCCACAACAAGAATTTCTCCCTCTGACAGCGTTGCG